CGCTTGGCTGCGAATGCCAGGAAGGTGCGTCAAGTATGCGGGTAATCCCGCAGTAGGCGAGGCGTAAGCCTCATCCCCGGAAAAGCCGCCCTTGAGGCGGCTTTTTTATTTCTATCAGGAGTCATCTATGACGATCGAAGAGCTCAAGGCTCGCCTCGCCGAATTGCACGAGGAGCAAACGGCGATCCAGGCGAAGGCAGACGCAGAGAATCGCCCGTTGAACGCAGACGAGCAGTCCGAGATTGATCGGCTGTTCGCTGACTTCGAGGGTGTGGAGCGCGACATCGCGAACCGTGAGCGCATGGCCGCTCAGGCCGCGAAGTTGAACGCGCCGGCCCCGCGCAAGGCGCAGCCGAACCCGGTGGCGATTGCGGACACGCTCGAGGCGAGCGACATTCGTGCGCCCCGTGCGACGAACCAGGATCGCGCGCGCAATGGCTGGCGCACGTTCGGCGAGTTCACGGTTGCGGTGAAGAACGCAGCACTGGGTAATCAGGTCGATTCGCGCCTGACCAACGCCTCGCTGACGACTTACGGCAACGAAGGCGTAGGCGCAGACGGTGGCTTCGCGGTTCCGCCCGACTTCCGCAACACGATCATGACGAAGGTCATGGGCGCGGAATCGCTCTTGTCGCGCTGCGACCAGATTGAGACGAGTGGCTACTCCATCACGGTCCCGAAGGACGAGACGGCCCCTTGGGGTACGGCTGGAATTCAGGGCTATTGGGACGGGGAGGCTGGCACGTACACGCAGAAGAAGCACGCCTTCGAGCAGAGCACGATCAAGGTGAACAAGCTCACCGGTCTCGTGCCTGTGACGGACGAGCTTTTGCAAGACGCGCCGGCCCTCGGCTCGTATGTGCAGAGCCGTGCGGCGACGGTGCTCGACTTCAAGGTGAGCGACGCGATCATCAACGGCAGCGGCGCAGGTATGCCATTAGGCATTCTGAACGCTCCCTGCACGGTGCAGCAGAGCAAGGAAAGCTCGCAGGTCGCGGACACGGTGCACGGTTTGAACCTCGTCAAGATGTGGGCGCGTATGCCCTCGCAGTGGCGCTCGAGCGCTGTGTGGCTCTGCCACCCGGACGTTGAGCCGGAGCTGCTGAAGGCTGGCTTGCAGGTCGGTCCTGCGGCTTCTGGTTCCGCCACTGGCGGCACGCTGATTTACATGCCTCCTGGCGGTGTGAGTCAGTCGCCCTACGCCACGCTGTTCGGCCGTCCGGTCGTTCCGCATCAGGCGTGCGCGGCGCTCGGCGACGTGGGCGATCTCATCTTCGCGAACCTCGGCCAATACGCGGCGGTTCTGAAGGCGGGCGGCCTGCGCACGGACAGTTCGATTCACCTTTGGTTCGACCAATCGGTCACGGCGTTCCGATTCACCCTCCGCATGGGTGGACAGCCGTGGTGGTCGGCGGCAATCAGCGCGAAGAACGGCAGCACGACTTACGGCCCGTTCGTCACGTTGGAAGCCCGCTAATAGCCATTCATTAGGAGAAACACATGGCTAACTCTCTTGCAGAAGACTTTGCCGTTCTCGCTCATACGGCAGGCACGGCGAGCTCTACGCCGTTGGTGACGAGCTACGTCAGCGCGAAGAACTGCGGTCGCATCAACCTCATCGCTCGGTTGGGCGATATGGCGAACGAGACGATCGATATCGCGATCTATCAGGCGGTGGATACGAGCGGTACGAGCGCGAAAGCACTCAAGGCCAACACGCAGTTGGCGGCGAGCGCGAGCGCAAACGACAACTCGGTCCACATCATCTCGGTCGATGCCAATGACCTCGACATCGCGGGCGGTTTCTATACCGTCGCCGGTCGAATCATCACGGGCGCCGGCACGGGTGGTTTGGCGACGATTGTCGTGCTCGGCTCGGATCTCCGGTACGCGCCGGGCGATCTCGTCGATATCTCGACCTCGACGGAAACGCCGTAAAGGACTGGGGCGCCCTAAACGGGCGCCCCTTTCTTATGGGGCTATCACTCGTAACCGCCGCAGACGGCGAACCGGTCAGCCTGGAAGACGCGAAGTTACATCTTCGCGTTGACCTCGACACCGAAGACGACCTCATTCAGTCGTACATCAAAGCGGCTCGCGCCTACGTCGAGGAAATCACGGGCCGGTGCTTGATCTCACAGACGTGGGATTACTTCATCGACAACGAATGGCCGTGGGAACTGAACCTCGATACTGGTGCTAACGAGAGAGTGATTCTGCTGCCGAAGGCCCCGCTGGTTTCGGTGACCTCGATCAGCTACGTCAACACTGCGGGATCAACCACGACGCTCGGCTCGAGCAACTACGTGGTAGACGGCGCGACTCTGATCGGTCGGATCTATCCGGCCTATGACGTGGAGTGGCCCGAGGTTCGCGCGCAGAACAAGGCGATCACGGTTCGCTTTGTTGCGGGCTACGGGACGCTTCTCGCGGTTCCTGACGCGCTACGCCAGGCGATTCTTCTCCTGGTGGGGCACTTCTACGCGCAGCGTCAGATTGCCTCTGTTGGGCAAGCGGTTTCGATTGTGCCGATGGCGGTGGATTCGCTGTTGGCTCCGTGGCGGATTTACTGGTGAACATCGGCGAGCTCGTCGAGCGCGTAACCATCGAGTACGCGACGACAACCGCTGACGGGCTGGGTGGCCAGACGGTCGCGTGGTCGCCTCGCTATACCGTGTGGGCGAACGTCCAATCGGTTCGAGGACGAGAGGAAGAACGGCTCGGCCGTTTGGCTACGGTCGAGACGTACCTAGTCACCGTTCGCTATCAGGTCAACGCGACTACCGTTGATCGGATCACATGGCGCGGCAAGACGATGAACATTCGGGCCGCGGCAGATCGTGAAGGCACGCGAGAGTTTTTGACGCTCGAGTGCGAGGCCGGAGTTACCACTTAGTGGCGAAGAAGCGAGTCGTTGGCGCGTCGCGTCTACGAAAGAAGCTCACTCGGCTACCGGAAGAAATCAACAAACAGGTTCGCGACGCGGTTGCTCAGTCGGCGTTTGAAGTGCGCGACGAGATGCAGCGCCGCGCCCCCGTGTCGTTTGAAGGTCAGCCGAAAGATTGGGAAGGCAAGTCGCGCGAGCACCTGCGGGACGCGCTCGAGGCGCGCATTTCCAAGAATGGTCTTCGAGCTCAGGTCGGATTGATTGGCTCGCGGGTGATGAAGGTCTTTTTCTTCGCGCGGTTCCTCGAGTTCGGCACGAAGAAGATGACCAAGCGGCCGTTCTTCCTGCCGGCGTGGAACGCGAAACGGGATCAGGTACGAGCAAGGGTGAAGGACGCAACCGAGAGGGCGCTCCGCGCAGTAGCCGAATCGAGGCCGACAGATGTCTGACTACGCCATTCAAGCGGCTGTGTACGCCCGCTTAGTAGCCGCTCTGTCTCCGACTCCGGTCTACGACCATGTTCCGCAAGATCAGGCGCCGCTACACGTTCGTATCGGCCAGGACTCGGCGACGCCTGATAACACCAAGACCGCGAACGGTGCCGAGCACACGGTCGAGATCGACATCTATTCGTCGAAGCGCGGATTCAGCGAAACCAAGCTGACGATGAAGAAGATTTACGAAGCCCTGCACCGGCAGAGGCTGTATCCGAGCGGAACGCAGGTGGTGATTCCGCAATTCGATTTCTCTGAATGCTTCGAGGAGCCGGACGGTTCTCGCGGGGTCATTCGTTTTCGTCTTCAAACCTAGTAGGAGAACAGCATGGCTGCGATTACGGTCACGGCGGGCAGTGTGGCCCGCGTCGATGGTGAGGTTGTCACCTATAACTCTGGCGCGACGATCACGGCCGGCATGTCCGTCTACGTCGACTCCAACGGTGCTGTGCAGATCGGCACGAACGCCACGTCCGCGGGTTCTGGCGTAGGCGCTACGGCGGTTGGCGTTGCGTTGAACGGCGGAGCGTCTGGTCAGCCGATTGCGATCCTCAAGAACGGCACGGTGAATATCGGCGGTACTGCGGCTGTCGGTAAGCAGTACTGCCTTGGAACGGCGGGCGGAATCATCCCGGTCGATGACATCGCGACCGGCGAGTACATCACCCCGGTCGGTGTTGGCGTGACCTCTGCCAATATCAAACTCGGCTACAACGTCAGCGGTGTGGCCGCTGCCGGCGCGGTCTCGTAAGGAGTAGCACATGGCGAAGAAACTAGGCCACGAATTCAAAATCTACGTCGACAACGGCAGCGGCACTTACAACCCCATTGCGGGCGAGGTCGAGCACAACCGAGACGGCTCCACGACGCTGATCGACCAGTCGGCCAAGGGCACCGGCCAGTTCGCGGTGCAGGCGCCAGGTCGCAAGACGCTCGTGCTGACGGTCTCTGGGAAGAAAGACCTTCCCGACGCGAACGGCCTCGAGCGCGTGTATGCGTTGCAGAAGGTCTATCCGCAGACGGCCGGCAACTTTCAGATCCGCAAAGACCCGTTCAGCGGGTCGGACGTGATTTTTGCCTCGTCGATGTACGTGTCGAACTTCAACGATGCGGCGGCGGACCAGGACAACGCGACTTTCTCGTTCCAGCTCACCTGCGCGTCGGCCCCGACGACTGACCTACTGATCTAATGACTGCCATCAACGCTGAACGCGGCGAGGTCGGGTTGACCTTGCAGGGGAACGTTTACCCCATGCTCCCGACCTTTGCCGCAGCGAACGCCATCGAGTCTCAGTTGGGGCCGGTGGCCGCGCTGGTTGCGAGGACAATCGACAACTCGAAGCTGCTCACGCTGAAAGACCTGTCGCTGATCGCAGCCGAGTGCATCCGCGCTGCCGGCAAGGATCGTAACGATCCCATGCTCGTGGGCGTGTCTGCCGAAAAGCTCGGCCAGATGATCTACGAGGAAGGCATCGTGAACGTTCTGCAAACCTTCGCCGAACTGCTCGCGAACATGGTCACCGGCGGAGCAAAAAAAAAGGACGCAAGTCCGGCAAGCGCGTAGAGCGGCTCCCGTATAGGGAGTTGCTTGGTTCCTATTGCGAGATGCAGAAGTGCTCGCCGTCTTCTTTCTGGGAGACGACGCCGCACGAGTTCATGGCGATCGTGGAGTTTAGGGAAAGGGTGACGAGTGGCAACGATAGATAGCCTGCTTGTCAGAATTGATGCGTCTACCGAACTGCTTCGGCAAGAGCTCGCGAAAGCGAATACCAGCGTTGGCCAGTTCGCGAATCAGACCGACGCCAAGCTATCGGGCATTGCCGGTACGTTCTCTAAGCTTGGGACCACTGTCAGAACGGCGCTAGGTGCGTTCGGGCTTGCGTTTGGCGGCCAGGCGCTGATCGGGTTCACCCGTGGCGCCATCGAGTCCGCTGACGCAATAGGAGAGGTCGCGAAGGCGGCCGACTTCGGCGTCGAGCGGTTCCAGCGTTTACAGCTCGTCTTTCAGAAGGCCGGCGTAGACGCTGGCGAGTTCGAGTCCGCCATGCGGACGCTCAACACTCGGTTGGGTCAATACCTAACGACTGGTACGGGCGCTGCTGCCGACGCGATCAAGCGGCTCGGTCTAGCGCAGAGAATCGCGAGCGGAGAGATCCGGGGCGCTGAGGATCTGTTTGACGCGATCGTTCAGAAGCTCTCGAACGTAAGCAGCGCTGCGGAACGCGCCGCGTTGGCGTCTCAGTTTTTCGGGCGAGAGGCTGGAGCAAAGCTACAGGACGCGCTATCGCAGGGCGCTGGAGCGTTGGCAAGCGCTGAGGCCGCGATTACCAATGTCCTTTCGGCCGAGACGGTTTCCAACGCCGACAAGCTAGCCGATGCCTGGGAGCGCATCTCCTCTGCGGTCCTGAAGACCATTCAGACGGACGCGATCAATACCGTTGCTCGCGTTGGTCAAATCGCTGGCATTGACGAGCTCCAGCCCAAGCGCAACGACATCTTGCGGTCGCAGATCCAGATGGACGAAGCGACCCTCGGTCGTCTTCGTTCTGGAAATTCGACCGTTCAAGGTACGCAGGCCGAAGACGCGATCAAGCGGGTCGAAGCAAGGCTCCGGTCGGCCAAGGCAGAACTCGATCGATTCAATCTCGAGTGGGGCGAAGGTCCGTTTGCGCCGAGCAATAAGCCCGCCGAAGCCACGCCTACCGGAAAGCCATCCGATGGGTTGGACTTCATCACTCTGCGCCAAAGCAGAACCGAACCACTGCGCCAAGTCGATCAGATCCCTGGCATGGCGGAGTTCTTCTCCGACAAAGACCCGAGTTCAGGGAAGCTCAAGCAGGTTGAAGGAGCGATGAAGTCGCTGAGCGAGGCAACTGCTACCGCTCGAGATCGTCAGCGCGAGTTTTCCGATTCGGTCGCCGCGACCTTTGAAAGCCGAGGTATGCAGGCGTTGCTAGAAGGCAAGCCGCGCGATGCGATTCGAGGGTTCGCGAAGGACATCGGCGAGCTGATTATCCGAATGCTGGTGCTCAAACCCTTGGCCGAGAAACTCTCGGCAATCCTGTCGAACATCGGCAAAGGCGGCGAGAGCAAGAAGGGCGGCGACAAGTTCGGGCTGGTCGGCTCGATTCTCGGATTTGCTGGTGGCGGTCGTCCGCCGATGGGCCGAATGTCGGTCGTGGGAGAGAGCGGTCCTGAGTTGTTCGTCCCTGACGTTCCAGGCCGAATCCTGAGCAATGCTCAATCAGCCGCTGTTGCTGGTGGCGGTGGCGTAAGCCTTACCGTTCAGCAACACATCGAGGCCGGCACGCCTCCGCAGTGGGACGCGCAATTCGTGATTGCTGGCCGAGCTGCGGCGCAAGCGGCTTATGAAGCGGTCATGTCGAGAATGGGCGGGCGGCGATGAGCACTGCATTCCCATCGTCTCTACTGACGAAGATTCGTCGGCTCCGGCTAGGCCTGGACGAAAACAAAGCGAGCACTGAATCGCTGTTTACTCGATACCGCCAGGCCACGTCACTATCTGGCGGCACCTCTGACCGTTGGATGGGCGTCATTGAGACCGTCCCGCTGTTCCCGACCGACGTTAAAACGATGTGGGCGTTCCTGCATCAAGTCGGGCTTTACGGTCAGTTCACCGTCAAAGAGCCGGACTACAGCGGGCCGGTTTCGGCGATTACTTCCGCTCTAGTGAACGGCGGCAGCCAAAGCGGAACGAGTTTGATCTGTGATGGCGTCACGCCTTCGGTAACGGTTCTTCGGGCTGGTGAGTACTTCCAGGTTGGGACCGAGTTCAAGGTTGTGACCGCCGATTGTTCTAGCAACGGGTCAGGACAATTCACCGTGAGTTTTAAGCCGGCGCTGCGGGCGTCTCCAGCGGATAACGCAACAGTGACGCTCACCAATCCGCAGATGACTCTGACGATGATTGGGGACGCTGCTAAGGACTCTGACGATAGCGGCATTGTCGTATTCGCGATCCCGTTCGAGGAAACGATCTAGTGGCAGACCGTGGCTTCTCCTCGACGATCGAGACCGCTCTAAGCTCTGCTGACGTTGCGCTTGCTTTGGCCGTCTACATGAATTGGCCGAGCGGTGCGGTGCGCATGTGGACCGGCAACGGCTCCATTTCGTACAGCGCAAATACGTGGGTTGGGGCTGGCGAGATCGGCAACATCGACAAGATTGCCGATAGCGTGGACAAGTCGGACCTCGGCGTTGAACTGACGCTGAACTACCTAGACGACGATCTACGGAACGAGATCAACACCACGAATCCCGTGGGCCGAGACGCGAGCATCTATCTCTGGCTAATGAACACCAGCACTGCGCAGGTAACGGACTCGTACGAGATCTTCACCGGCTTCGTGGACAAGATCGACATCTACGACGCGGGTAATACGGGAGCGATTACGGTTCGACTAGCGTCTGAGCTGGCGTATCTCCAACGCGCTCGGTTCTTCACCCTGAGCGACGCTCACCAGAAGTTCCTTTTCAGCGGCGACAAGGGTTGCGAGTTCGCGACGAAGATGGACGAGGTTATCTACTGGGGTCGTAAGCCCGTAACACCGATCATTTCGTACCCGAATCCCGGCGGCTATGACAACTGGGGCCCGCCGCCCGGTAGCGGTCCGGTCCTGCCTTAATGAAACGTCGCCTCGACTGGCCCGAGCGCATGAACGAAGCGCTCGAGCGGGCTCAATCGCGTGCGTTTTCTGAGTCGTACCACTGCGCGCAGTTCGCAGCGGACGTAGTGCTTGCGATGACCGACGTTGACCCGCTTCCAGTGAGGCACGACACGGTTGCAGCGGCCTATGCGCACATGCGCGATACGCACGCCCGCGTTGAGGAAGCCTTAGCCGCGATCTTCGGCGATCCGATTCACCCTGCCCACGCTCGACGTGGCGATGTGGTGCTGAGCGAGAACGGCGCGATTGGGATTTGTATGGGGCAACGGTCTGCTTTCATCAGTTCGTCCGGCGGCCTCGAGTACGAACCGACGTTAGAGCAAGTCTCCGTTTACCGAGTGCCGTTCGATGCCTGATAAGGTCAAGAAGGTCGTAGGGCTCGGCCTCGTTATCGGCGCCTCGTTCTTCGGTGGTCCTGCGGGCGCTGCGCTCGCCATGAAGCTGGTCGGTGCTTCGCTGATCGCCTCTGGCAGCAAGCCCAAGCCCACGAGCTCGACGA